AATGGCATACACCAGCTACCTAGATAAGCATTTAGAATCACTAAAAAACCCTACACCAAAAGACCGTAACCCTATGAGTTACACTGAAGCAGAGATAGCAGAGATGTTTAGAATCTTTGAAGAAACAGGAGAATAAACCATGTCATCATTCAAACTTGATAACAATAACGAATTTTCAGCTAAATGCCGCACCTGTTTTCCTAACTTGCGCTACCGGATGACTTTATCGATTGGTCAATGGGGTAAGGTTTATGGTTCAAAAACTGATTACTTTACGGTAGATGGTAAAAAGATAGGTTTTAAAATTGTGCGCCATTATGACCGCAAAGGGTTGCCAATTTATAACGACAAACAACGCATTTATATTTACACCGGAGAATAAGCCATGATTAGTCACGCTGATTTTATGAAACAAACATACCCTGCCACCATTCCGCAATATTTTGTAAATGGTATTTACCATCAGCAATTATCGCTTGATATTGCTCGTATGGAGTACCTTAAAATTTATTTGTGGGCAACTTACACGCCATCTACTGAAAAACCGACACGCAATCCCATGACTTACACTGAAGTAGAAATTGCAGAAATGTTTAGAATCTTTGAAGAAACTGGAGAATAAAAATGATGATGACATATAAAGAGTACATTCAATCACTACCGAGTGATTATCTTCAGATGCTTTACGATGAAGACGTTCACTTGTTCCAAGCATACAAAGAATATGTTACCGCATGGAAATCACTCGAAGCAGAGTACGGGGAGATTAAAAATGCTGTTCACTAAAAAGGCAATGAAAGTAAAAGTACCCAAGGCGCTAAAAGTTTCACGCGGTAGACCTAAGATTGATCCGCGCAAAAAATCAAGACATTATCAATTATCAATACAGGGAGATTTGATTGATTTTCTCGAAAGCGCTGGACTCAAATCAAAATCGGCTTTTGTGAGTTTAGCAATTCGCACAATGATGGAGTTCAAAAAATACCGTTCACTGCCTTATGATAAATGCCTTGATTGTGGGTGCGATATGACAGCGCCACTTAACCCCATGGATGGTGCAAAAACATACGTTGATGAGGATGGTAAAGTTTTGGATGTTTTTGTTCAATGCGAAGGTTGCGGTGGTCGTGCTGGACATAGGCAATATGATCCACGAAACCATGGACTAGAATCAGAATAAAATATTAGCCGGTTAATTACCGGCTTTTTTGTCTGCGACATAGCGACATAGTGGACATAGTTTTTTCTATTTATATATTTTTTATAAATCAATTCATTTTACCTATATTTTTATTAAATATTTCTCATAACCATTATTACTAAAACTATGTCTACTATGTCGCAGAGAGTATAGGAATATAGAGTTTATAAGGGTTTGAAGGTGCGACATAGTAATTTTTAAACTCTGTCGCAAATACATAGTTACTTTGTCGCAAAGAAAATTTAGCATTTTTTCTCTGCGACACAGTTTAAATTTTAAATTCCGTAATGATCCTTAACTTTCTTGATAACTTCATTCTCGTCTAACGTGCTTCTACGCCAAATCGTGTGTTTTTTCCGCCCTCCATCGCTTGTCGGTACATCGATTCTCTTGTGAACTTTCTCGTAGCCAATTTGTAAAAGTATTCGAGTCAATGCCGACGTTTTCGGGAGCTTTAAAACTGAAGGTTCAAACTCCTCAAAATTAAGTTTACCGAGTAGCGTAATATCGACTATGTTTTCGTTAATGACTTCACAGTGGTAATGTGCAATCAAATCTTTCACTTCTTCAAATTCATGCGACACAGAATAGCCGATCATCTTTTCACGCGACAAGGTTTTAGGCGCTCGCCCTTTAGCCGAAAAGTCTGGACTTATCACCCGATTCATAAAGTAGTGGCAAAGTGCATCCATCCGTCGATCAGTTTCTAAAAACAGTTTCTCAAAATACCGGTTAGTTTCCTGCTCACCACCAAGCAGTGCAAACAAATGTTCCTCCGACTGACAGCGACTATACATAACGCAGTAACGACGATCCCCATTGGTAATCGGCAGCGCATCTTGGTAATTAGTCAAAAGAAAATACGACGTGAAATTCGGAACAGTCCGAGAGTTAGAAAACTTTTCTTCAATCTGTATCGTTTCGTTTGTAATATATGGCTTCATCGTATCGATAATCGACCAGCGGTTATCGCCCGATAGCCGAATCTCCTCGACAATATTCAACACCGACCCATACGCCCAACCGCTAAACGTTCCTTTCGTGAATTGCTTCGGATCGAGTTGCGTGGCATTACTCCCAAGTATCCCCTGCAATATCTTTGTAAAGTATGTTTTACCGCCACCTTGAGTCCCCTGCAAAAGTACTGCCCAGTTCACTTTACTACCAATGTTTTGTACAACATGGCACATCCAATCCAGCAGTATCACCCGCTCTTTTGGCTCAACCAGCGTAAATTCCAAGTGCTTGAGCATCATATCCACCACAGTTAGACCGTCCGCGTCCATCACCCCACATGGCACAACACCGCGTTTCTTATAAGAGTTCACATAACGGAGTCCATCGTTGTCGTTAACAAAAACGCCCTCATTCTTATCTGCCCAGTACATGGTGTCGATGACGGTATCCATTTTCCAATCGACCAGCGCCATTGATGATGCTGACCTTTCCGCAGCGACGCACTCATCCATGCGATCAAACTCCGCGTTGAAGGCTTCGCGCTTGATAGAGTAGCCGTGCTTTAAGTTATGAAACTCCATTGGGCGCTGCACATAAACCCAGTTACGCAACCAAGACGGCATCTCCTCAACAACCAAGCCACCTTTCTTTGGTGGGCAAAGCTCACGAACAATAGCCGACTTCGTCATCCCCTCACCTTTACCCCACCGGTCATAAATGTCCTGTGCGATTTGCTGACGCTTGGTAAGTGTCACCGCGCTGAGTGGTAATTTACGCAACTTATTGCGCACATCCTCGTATGCACGATCATTATCAACCGACAGACCTTCCGACCCAGTGACAAAGATTTCTTTCACCTGCTTCTCGACAATCTCCCCAACACTTACTCCGCTGTCCTTGACCATCTTAATCACTGTGGCAAACGTCAACGGGCGCACTTTCTTTTCCGTCTTAAATGATTGCCATTTGCGGTCAATATCTGCCGCGTTGAACTTATCCGAGTTAGCAGACCAGTGAAGCCAAAGAAGTTTACCCTCATCCGATCCTCTATATTGATGATGCAATGCCTGCCCGACGGTAATCCACGTCGAGTAATCACCTGCCGATTCAACCAGTGCATCGAGATTAGCTTCGACCAGCGCATCGCTGACATCAATTGGCTCATGCGCGAGTGCAAGCGATAGTCCCTGCATATCGTCTGCGTCATCATCCGTATCATCTACATCGAATTCAACTGTCAAGTATTCCTTGACAGTTCCCTGCACCAGCTTTTCAACAGGAAAGGCAAGCGCTACCTCTACATCAACCTCACTGCCTTCCATCACCATCACAAAAGACGACTCAATCGACTCAGCACTAACACTCGGCATATACATAAACTGAGCAGGCTTAAATGCACTGTCATCAATAATAAAACTGCTAAACTCCGACGCGAACCAGCGCATCACGGCAACGTATTCCTCCGCGCTGACCTCCCGTGACAATGGCAACACTATACGAAAGCGATTAGCGTCATCTGTACTACGCCATGTTGAGTACGCAACCAGCGCAAAGCCTGTCATCTCCAGCTCAAACTCAATCTCTCCTTTAGTCATTGCGCATTCATCAACGTCAATGGTCAAAAGCGAACGCCCAAGCAGGTTCTCCGTGTTGCGATGACCACCACTGAACCCACCGCCACAGAACCAGCCTTCCTGCTCTTTGGTCTTTGCAACTTTGTGCTTACCAAGTACCGTGCAAATTCGCTCCCAACTCACTTCTACATTGCGACAGACAGCACTGTTCTTATCCCCGCGACTTATGCGGTACGTTTTAGTAGACTCCACCATAAACAATCCTCGTTATCTTTTAATTATTGGTAAATCAACCGCCTTAATTGCCCCATCGGTTAATTGCTCAACCTGTATCGCCCTGTTTGCCGGTATCTTTCCTTCAGTTACCCAATACGACACCGCTGCTTTAGTCACACCCAACTTCTTTGCTAACACAACCTGCTCACCACCAAACCACTGCACCACATCATCAACGGTCACACCGTCATAAAATTCTTCATTTTCCATTTGCATCTCTTTGTGAGTTAAGTTAAGATTGACTCTCATTTTACAACAACAGAGGAAAAACACAATGAATGATTTAACAATACTCACAAACACTCAACTTGGTGAATTCATTTCACTCTCATTAATACATGGCACAAACACCCAGTTTAGCTATGAGTTATTGCATGAAGTGGCAGAGCGCTTAGTGCAAACGGATGAAATTATCAAATCTGGAATCAGTCACGGCATTCACGAAACGCTAACTAAGCAATCAACTGCATTCAAATTCAGACTTGAGGATGTTGTCAAAACGCTTGATGAAACGTTAGCGCCTGCAATTATTGAGGATAATAAAGAAACTGTTGAAAGCATCACTGATATTGAGCATCACGAAGCAATGAACAAAGCGATGAAAGTAGATAGGGATGAAGGTAGAGCAGGATCATCTAGCGCTAATAAAACAGCCATTGAACAATTAGCCGATCAAATAAAACCTAAAGCAGTAAAGAAAAAAGAAAAGCCTGTAGAAGTAGAAGTGGAAGAACTCGCTGAAGAACCTGTTGAAGAAGTAAAAGAACCCGAACTTCTCATAACATCTAAACTATTAAAAGAAATAGCGCTTGAACTGCGTCAACGTAAAGCCATTTCAAAAGAGCAAATTGTGGATAAGTTAACTGAACTAGGTGCGTCTAGCACAATGACTCTTGCGCCTAAACACTATGTTGAATTTTATAACTTCTTGGAGAGCTTCAATGTCTAATTTAGTATTGACTGTAACTGAAAGATATGAACTTTTGGATGTTATATGTGAGATTCGCCCTATTCTCGAATCAGTGACGCATGAGGAAACTAAACGTAAATTATATGAATTGCAAGGTATGTTGCGATCAAAGGTTGCGTGTTCAGTAGACACTGAAAAGTATGTAAAAGATTTAGATTTTTATATTGGCGAAGAATATTGTGGCGATTGGCATGCCGCTATGATAAACGAAGAAGATGGATGGGAAATTCCGACTATTGATGATTTAATAAAAATAAGTGAATGTATTGATAATCCACTTATGTACACGGCTGATGAACTTTACTGGTCAAATGAATCTCATTGTAAAACAAAGGCAACCTGCTACTTTTTTTATAATGATGACATTGTAACTGTATCTAAAAAACACGCTCATTATTATTTTTATATTTCGCGCAAAGGTGAGAAAAATGACTAACGAAGAACAACCTAAACACTCTTTACTGAGCGCAAGTGGTAGTGCTACTTGGCTATATTGCTCCGGTAGCGTCGCAGCGCAAAAGCCTTACAAAGAATCCCGTAGCGCATTTGCGGACGAAGGCACGGCAGCGCATGAGCTTGCAGAGATATGCTTGAAAGGTGATCTCAATCCGTTTGATTTTGAAGGTAAGCAATTGCCCGAAACGAACTGGATAACAGTAGATAAAACCATGTGCCACCATGTAAATGATTACATGGATTTCATTGCAGAACACAAAGGTCATAAAATCTATGAGCAGAAACTCGACTACAGCGAGTACGCGCAGGACGGGTTTGGTACAGCCGATTGCATCATTCTAAATGACGATAACGTAACGATTATCGACTTGAAGTACGGTAAAGGCGTAAAAGTCTATGCTGATACTACGCAAACTAAAATCTACGCGCTAGGAGTCTATAGCGAGTTCGGTATGCTCGAAGATATCAAGACCATCACAATGATTATCTACCAACCGCGACTAGACCATATCGATGAATTGACAATAAGCATTGAGGAGTTACTAGCATTTGGTGAGTGGGTAAAAGAGCGAGCAGAATTGGCTATGCAGGAAAACCCCCCGCTGACTGCTGGTGAGAAGCAGTGTCAATGGTGTAAACACAAAGCACGATGCCCAGAGCTTATGCGCTACACAGAAAATGCCATTCAAAACGAGTTTGGTTTTTTCGACGAGCTACCCAGTGTAAACCGGTTATCCGACGCAGAGCTTAACCTTGCACTGAGTAGCGCGACATTGATTAAATCTTGGCTAACTGCCATTGAAGAACACGTCAGAGAGCGCTTAGAATCGGGCAATGGTTTTACCGGCTACAAACTTGTCGAAGGTCGCAGTTCACGCGATTGGGCAGATATTGACGAAGCAGAAAGTGCGCTACGAATTGATCATACTGATGAGGAACTTTACGAAATGAATTTTATTTCAGTGGCTAAATTTGAAAAGTTAGTAGGCAAGAAAAACATAAAAGACTTTGAAAATCTGATAGTTAAAAAATCGGGTAAACCGACTGTTGTACCAGAAAGTGACCCCAGAAAATCGTTGTCAGTTTCTGCAAATGATTTTTCTGATTTTGATGATTGACACAAGTAATAAATCAATCTAAACTTAACTCAACTTATCTCTCCGGTTAAGTTAAAACGAGGATGGGAAATCACTTAATAGGCGATTTATCAATACCCCATCCTCACCTAAATCCCATATACCCATAATCCCATATAGCCATAAGGCAGGAAGGTCAAAATGTCAGATACACAAATTAAATTAGGTGATGTTCGTTTAAGTTTTCCATCTTTGTTTCGCAAAGCGGTTTTCGATAATGTTGAAACCAAATTCGAAGCAAATTTTTTGATGGAAAAAAACAGCAAAAACCATAAAATTACCCAAGCCGCAATTGATAAATTTATTGCGCAAACATTTCCCAACGGTGCGCCCAAAAACCTAGTTATCACTTGTTTTCAAGATGGGGATAAAAAAGGCATTGAAGGGTATGATGACATGATGTCGCTTAAAGGCACATCAAATAAACGCATTCCAGTATTCGATAAAGACCGCTCACCTATTACAGAAGAAGATAACAAGGTGTATGCTGGGTGCTATGTAAACGCCATTTTTGACTTCTGGTATTCAAGTCATAAAAGAGGCGGTAACCAAATTCTATGTAATCTCCTTGGTGTTCAATTCAAGAGAGATGGCGATCCATTCTCTGATGCTAAAGTCGCAAGCGCTGATTTCTTTGACGACGAATCAGAAGAAGATGATTTCTAAATACTCTGTGTCCTCAGTGTGGTGAAAAGACGATTGGATTAACATCGTAAAAGTTAATTGA